AATGAAGTTGTTCATCAGATGATAACCTCGGATATCTCTAAAGTGTTGAGTGTAATCCTCAAGCTTAAAGATGTCGTGGTTACCCTTGATCAAAACCTTATCACCGTTTAAGCGATGCATAATGCTCAATGCCTTGCGGTTGATCACTACATCACCTAAATGGTATACCTTATCCGTTGGGCGAACTGTTTCGTTCCAACGCTTTACCATTTCTTCGTCCATTTCTTCTGGACTATCCCACGGTCTTAACTTAGTAACACCATCATTTCGCATGAAGTGGCATACACCAGTGTGACCGAAGTGCGTATCGCTAACTAAAAATACACTTGGCATATTGCCTCCTTTCATAATGTTGGTACCAGTGGAGGGGATCGAACCCTCTCAAGAACGCTAATCTGGCGCTAAAAGGCTTATAAGACCTCTCTGACTTCCAAGTCTCACTGGCATTGTTTGGCGGGAAATGTTGGAATCGAACCAACTAGTTTTATTTGATGCTGAAAATATCCTAAACAGGATACCTTGATTTGCGTACCTTACGCACATTTCCCGTGATTGGCGGAGTGACTGGGACTCGAACCCAGAAGCCAACTTTCATCGACCGACGGATTAGCAATCCGCTCTAATACCATTATAGGACCACTCCATAAAACAACAGGTTACATTTTTAGTGCCTTACCATTAGGCGATCTACGCATGAAGCGTGGAGTTGGACTCGAACCAACAATACTACGATTTTCAGTCGCAAATATTTTTGCTGTATGTAACCTAAAAATCTTGGTCTGGGTAGCAGGATTCGAACCTGCAGCCTCGAAGTTCCAAACCTCGCCGTCTACCTGATTGACATTATACCCAGATTAAAAAACATATGAAAACACACTAGCGGGCATATCTAGGTTGCCGCTTATCGCACAGAAGTCCTAGTACTGACGTAGGCTAATGTGTTTACATATGGTAGATCGCCCCGGACTCGAACCGGGTTCTCTCTGCTTAAGAGGCAGGACTTCACCATCAAAGTTTGCAATCTATTTGGCACCGGAACTAGGGTTCGAACCTAGGACGACAGAGTCAAAGTCTGTTGTGTTACCACTACACCATTCCGGATCAATTATAAAAACCACGAATTTTTAAAGAACGTTTGTCTGATTTACCAGACCATAGATGTATTATACAACATCTACGAATTAATGTACACCGCTAAAACAAAAAAGGCCCTAGTTTTTTTACTAGGGCCTTTGGTCAGATGAACTTACTTCTGTCTTACCTTAGACCCTCATACCCCACTCAGGTGTAAATGAGCGTACAATCGCCTGATCATTTAGACCATTCGCTTTTGTACTATAAGATATATGACAGAGTTGCATTATACTTTCCTTGTTCCGATAATTTATTTATACGCTTTGTATGGCCTCTACCATACTTTTTTCACCACGCCACACAATATTTTTTGTATCATCATACTCAGTGAAGTGATACTGTGTGATGTCATAACCAAGATTCTTACATGTTGCTATCACTGCATTAGCGCCTGGCGTAATGTCTTTATACCAACCAACCTCTTGGCCATTCTTAAACACTTTAACTTTTGTCTTCATTTTTCTTTACGAATTTCTGTAGAACTTTTTGTGCATCTTCAAGACCCGTTTGCTCAAGTAAAATATTATCTAGAGCACTTTCAACTTCTTCAATAAGCCATTCAACATACTCGATTTCGTCGTCTGGCAAACGTGCCAGCCAATGGGCGAGTTCTTCCTGCTCCATAGAGAGAATGACTTTAAGATTTTTTTGATGTCGAGTCCTCATTTTTAGCCTGTCTTGGAATAAATCCATAATCAGCTGCAACATCTGCAGTGATGTTCTTATACAACTTATTTAGCGTTTGATCTTTGACGGCTAAAAGAACTTTTGCTTCTGATGGATGAATACTCTCAAGCAATTGAATAAACAATTGCTCACGTCTCACCTTTGGCAATTCACGAGCTTTCGTGAAAATGTACAACTTCTTCATTTCCTGTGTAAAGTTTGCGGGTGTCATTCCAATAGGAGCCGATTCTTGTTTGAATGGAGGCTCACCTTCAGGTAACACAAACTTTTGTTCAGGTATGAAAGCATGTTGGAATAAGAATTTCAATGCTGCATTCTCACGATGTTTCGTAAGATTTGCAATATCTGAATTCACTTCCTCTAAGATTTCAGTAATATATTTCGTTGCCATTAAAAATCCTCAACTTCGTCAAGCAAATGCCTGCACTTGTTTTTAATCAAATAATTCATCACAGAATTCTTATCACCATTCACTGGTGTTTCAAACTCATTTATAATTACTTTCTTGATTTCTTCGGGAATAAACTCGAATTTTACAAGAGTTGCATTACGATGGTAGTTCCTACGTTCTTCATCATTCTTACATGCAATGAATCCATTATCAATGAATTCTTGAAGACGCTTAGAACTAACAGGCTTTTGACGTTCACCATTCATAAACACATCGTCGTTAGACAAGATGTTTGGGATCCCGTCACCAGCATCACCTTTAACTATATGCTCAGTTAACCAAGCATGAAGTTCTTTCTTATTTACTACAATCAATTTTTTAAGCATAGGACTAAACTGCTTAACATTATCATATTGATGTAGTTGCTTAAAATCTTTGTCAGAAGATACGATCATCACTTTTTCATGTTGACCGAATTCTTGTGTTGATTGAGCCAATACTGCAATCACGTCGTCAGCTTCACAGCGATCAACATGAATAACCTTATACGGAAAGTGTTGCTTAAGATCTTCACGGATTTCAGAAAGAGTGTCAAAGATTACAGACCAATCAAGATCTGATTCTTCACGGGCTTTCTTACGCATTCCCTTGTAGTTCTTAAAGAACTCCTTACGCCAATAGTTACGACCATCACAGGCAATAACGACATCGCCGAATTCTTTACCGTACTTTTTCTTGTACGATTTGATAGACGACAATGCAACGTGTCGAATCAAATTCTTTTTATCATTGTCGCCACCTTTTTTAAGGTCAGCGCTGAATGCAAGAATTGCCGAAACACACACCTGCGAATAATCAATTAAAATCATAAGTTCCTTATTGCCAACCGATTTGGTTGTATACTACAACATAGCAATTGCAGTTGTTATCAAATTGCGTACGCTTTTCATAGAGCGGAGTTGCTCCAGCATACGGAGGATTAGGTAGATTATATACCGAAGGCGAATTATTGTACACAGGTTGTTGAACAATCACTGGTTGTTGTACAACTACAGGACGATTCATTTCCCTTGCGGCAAGATACCCAACTGTTCCTCCAATTACAAGAGGCCATACACCATATCCACCGACATGTCCACCGTGACCGTGCCAATGATGTTGAGCAAAAGCAGGAGCTGAAACTGCTAACATTAAAGATAGGATTAACTTTTTCATGAGAACACCTTTAAGATGATACATTCCTCGTTAATTCGTCCATTGACTGCTGCTTCCTTTGTCTTAAGAGCTTTAAACTCGCCAGCCAAAGTACGCTTGGTCATTGTCGCATAACCTGTAACGAGTTCAGGTTTACGAATCGTCTTAGCTCCAGATGTTGCTACATCATAGTTAAGAATGGTTGTACCCTTAATTGAAAGAGCACCCAATGAACGATATACCTGAAGCTTCTTATATTTAGTATTATAAATCCATACTTCAGAAGCACCAACAATCTTTTCTGGTTTTTCTGATGTCAAGCTTAGTTCAGCAAATTCCTTCAAGTACTTGACTTTAGAAGCCAACACACTTGCTGGTTTTTCCTTACGTGCTCGAGGTTTACGAGCAGCCTTAGCAGTTACTGCTTGTTGTGCACAAGCCACAGAGATTTCTTCAAGAGACTTGATCAATTTTTTGATCTTGGTTTTCTTGATGTTTGAATAACCTTCGACCAACTGTTTGTCGCTGCCTTCAAGAACCTCATTGAGTTCTTCAATGGTTTTGGCAAACGCTGAAGGAATGAGTTTAGAAACTTGTGGACTAACATTGTTGGCTTTCAAATAGGAACCCACATCGACCTCAACGTCATTCATAATGAAGTCGTCAATCAAGCCGTTGATTTCGCCGATGTGAGTGGATGCTGCTTCTGCAATACGATCTTGGATCGACACTACAGGTTTTTCTTCCTTGACTTTAGGTTCACCTTTGATAGACGAGTACGCTTTATCTTCTTTAGCCAGACGACGAAGTTCTTCGATACGTGCATCGATAAATTCTTCATCTTTGGTTTGAAGAGGTTGTCCTCGTTGTTTCAAACGAATGATTGTACCAACTGAACGGAATTCATAGTCAGACAAGCTTTCGAATTCCTTGCTGTTCTTACCAACGTAAGACATGAACCACTTACGCTTGTCTTTGTTGTCAAAGGCAGAGTTGTAGTAGTTCAATG